ATAGGATCACAAGGGCTCCTGAAAAGCGTAAATTCACGATCCCAGTTGGCATGATACCACCAAAGGAAGTGCCCGAATACATGCAGATGATTGCACGGAACTTTAAACGCCAACGTTTTTATAACCCATCGACCGGCACTTTTGACGAACGATACTCGCCGCTTATTCAGGAAGATGATTTCTTCCTACCAAGGAGGCCTGATGGTACTGGGCCAGATGTTGACGTTTTGCCTGGGGCTGAAAACTTAGATCAGATCGCGGATATTGAATACTTCAAGAAGAAAATGATAGCACCTATGAAGATACCATTTAGCAGAGTGGGTATCGGTGAAGGTGCGGGCGAAGCCAGCGAGAAGTCGCTATCTCAGAGCCATAGTGAATTTAGCAAGGCAGTGCAATGGATCCAGAGGGAAGTGGCGACTGGCCTGACGAAAGTCGCTATAGTTCATCTAGCATTGCGCGGTTATGATGTGGAGGATTTAAAGGGATTCGAAATAGCACTAACTGCTACTAGTGCTATGGAAGAATTATATCGGATCGAGACCTGGCAGACTAGAACTGGTGTGATGGCTGATTTAAAGGATCTGGGATGGTTTCCGAAGGAATGGATTGTCACGCACTTTACAGACCTCAGCCCAGATGAAATACAAGAACTCAAAGAAATTGAAGACGATGCAAATGCACCAAGCGGGGGTGGTGGCGGCGGTGGCGGTTTGGCTGACTTGGGTGCTGAGCCTGAACCGGCTAGTGATGAGGATCTGATGGCTGGTATCGATGTGCCAGGTGCTGAAGAGCCGGCGGCAGAAGCACCAGAAAAAGGTGGAGAGGCCGGTGGAGGACTGAAAGAAGGCAATATTAGGGGTTATGACTATGCCGCTGAACAACGGATAATCAATGAAGCTGCCGCTGCTGAGAAAAAGCAGAAGATGCAAAAATTGCTGACTGAATGGAATGATAAAGTAAGCGGTGTGACTGGCGATCTGAGCAGCTGCTATAATCATATCCTTGAGAGCAAGGAGCTCGACGGCCTTAGCAGAAAATTCGTCAGAGGCGATTTGAATCTGCCTGATGAAATGATATATAATGTGTCGATTCCGCAAGCTGATCGAGAGCAAGCTATTAAGGATACTTTGGGGATATTGTTGAAAGATGAAGCCCAATAACTACGGTTTTCTGCCAGTGCTGATCTGCTTGGCTTTTGTCTTTGTGGTTGAATTGCTAATTGAGTTAGCGAAGATCGCATTTAGGTAGAACTCATGCTCAACTAGTATATCAAAGCACTGCGCACAAACATATAATATGTAGATTTTACCTTGCGGTTGGTCAAAACTAGATTTAACGGCTGTTGTTGTAGGAGTTTAACATGGCTTGGAATAATAATGCTCGGCAGTCTGACCCTATCACCATGGATAGCCGAAAATTCCTTGGTGCATTAAACGAATCGGCCCAAGCCAAGTTGACGTTTTTCGAAGATCACGTCAAGGAGATGGGCCGCCAAGTCAAGAAAGACTACCGGCTAACAGCTTTATTCGCAAAAGAGCTGTACTTCGAAGATGTTCAAAACAAGCAATACTTTGTTGCTGACCACAGTCGGCAGCATGGCAAGGTGGTAATCAACCATATTCGGCCGATTCAGATTGTAGAGCAAGAGAAGAAGGGACTCTTTGAAGAGTCATGCCTTAAGCTCATCGATGCCATCGAAGAGAATGATCAGCGTGGCATGCAAGCCGCCTTTAACCGCATGAAGGCTCAACGGTTCTCCGGGCGTGCAATCCCAGAGAGCGGAGTAGTGCGTTGCCGAGACGGTGTGACTCGCAAAGTCAAGCTGCACAACGAAAGCATCAAGGAAGGCAGTTACAAGGCCAAGATCGTGAAAGCGATCGTTGAGCACTTCCAAGACAAGGTTCTAGTGGAAAACGGACAAGTCGTTGCCGGCTATTTTGGCGACAATCTCACTCATCTGCCGATTACTAAATGGGCTGGGCGAAAACTTGTCGCTCGCACCATGCGTGAAGCCGCTGAAAAGGCTTTCTTGTCCGATGGATTCCAGAACCGCATGGTCAAACTGGCCAACCTGGTCAGCGAAGGCAAGATTGAAACCGCCGTGAAGTATGTCTCTGATTTTCTGCGCGAAAACGAAGAGTTCACGCTTCTCGGATCCGCCAAGACCAAAACGTTGGTGGAAAATGCACTCGCAGCGCGTGGCGTCTTCAACCAGAGGCTGTGCGACGACACCTCGCTGCTATTCCATCGCACCAATCTCCGGGTTAATCGCGACACCATTCTTAAGGAATGGAAAAACATTGCCAAAAACGCTGAGCATCCGATTCTCATCGAGAACGTGATGACTCTTAAGGATAGCAAGAACTTCGAGAACAGCTACGACAAGTTCATCCAAGTCGTTTTCGAGACGATGAGCAACAAAGATGTCGCCGCTCATGCTTTGGCAACGACTCTAGAAGTTCTTAGAGACCGCACTCCGAGGATCAAGGAAAGTGCCGATCTAAGTGGCAAACTCAGCAATCTCATCAATAGATTGCAGCGTCCTGACTTCGACGACAACGCGATATTTGAGGCTGAAGACCTCATCGCAACCATTCAAGAAGAGCTCGCTGCTAACGAAACGTTGAACACTTTCGACCAGCTGCCAGGCGAAGCACCTACGCCAATGGCCGATGAAAAAGCCAGCAGCCAACAACCAGTCGTGATCAACATCAACGCTCCGCTTGTGCAAACTGGTGGTGAAGCAACTGCTCCCGAGCAGAAATCGGCAGAAATGGCTCCGCCAGAGGCTCCAGCCGGCGATACTGATGACGAGCTGGAAGCATTACTTGCAGAACCTCCAGCAGAGCCCACAGCAGAGCCAGGCGCTCCTGGCGCCCCGAAAGCTGGTGCAGCACCAGCCCCAGCTCCTGCTCCGGCCGCACCGGCACCTGGCGCACCTCGCACACCGCTTCCTGAGAGTCGCAATTCGCGAGCGGCGATTAAGGAATCTAGTGACCCGTACGCTGAGATCGCTGCATCGCTGAGCCATACTATGGCCGACTATGGCAGCCCAGCAATTCGCGAGAAGGACGCTGTTCGCAAGGTGGTCGCCTTGGTGCAAGAGAGTGTCGCTCGTGGCGAGATGAAGGGCAAGAGCACTAACGAAGCTCTCGAGGCCATCGCTGAGTCAGCCCTGCGCAAAGCGGGCTACAAAATACCGGCTTCTCAGCTTGAAGCGACTATCGAGCGCATCATCTCGGTCTATTTAGAGGACAGCGACAAGCCTTGGGAAAAATTCGCCGACAAGGACGAAAAAGCCAAAGGCAAGAGCGGTGGCAAGCCATGGGAGAAGAAAGACAGCGAGGACGATGAGGACGAAGAAGGCGTCGCCGAATCTCAATACAAGTCCCCGAAAATGAAAAAGCGCGGCATCAAGAAGTCGGCAGTTGCCCACGAAAGCATTCAGTGGGTCAAGGCGAAGTCTGGGAACGTCGGGTCCTTCTTGGGCGTTAACTTCCTCCTAGAGAGGCAAGATGGCGACATGGTCATCATCAGCGAGGATGGCGAGACGGTGATTCCCGTCCCGACTTCTCTGACGGTGAGGCCAGGCACCCAAGATAACGGATTCAAAGTGTGGCTTGAAGAGAGCCTCGACCAGCTTCAGTCCACGGACGAAGAGGACGAGAAGGCCTTCGACGCAGACCTTGAAGATGAGGTCGGTGGCGATGAAGAGCCAATGGACGGTGCCGAAGAAGGCGTCGATGATGACGAAACCGACATGGATATGGACGCTGGCGAGGAAGTCGAAGAAATCGACGATGAGTTCGATGGCGACATGGGTGCCGGCGAACAGGCTTCTGTGACCATTAAGACCAAGCCCAATGGCGGTATTGAAGTTGATGTCGACGGTGACGTCGATGTCAACCAAGACGAGATGAAGCCTGTCGACACGGTCGCAGTAAAGACTGACGACATGCCATCATTCGATGCCGACACTGAGGAAATGCCAGACTTCTCCTCGATGGACGCAGAGATCGAAGTCGACGAAGAAGATGGCGACTCTGACGAGGAAGTTGACGATGTCGAAGATGCCGACGAGGCATTTGAGAGCGACATGGAAGACGACGAAGAGGGCATCGCTGAAGACAAGGATATCGGTAAGGGCGGTTCGACTGGCTACACTAAGCACGTCAAAGACGACAAGCGGAAGGTAACGGACGCCGACATGCCCGAATTCTCTGGCGATGACCTTGAAGGCTTCGATACCGACCCCAAGGAAGATGACGGTACCGGCACCAAGCACCAAGGGAAGGCGAAATAATGAACAGAAACATCGCTGACATGCGCCGGCTCATCGCAGAGACCGGCCAGTTGCCAGATGGCATGAAACTCATCCGCGACACCTTCAACTTCAAGGTGTTGGACAAGAAGAACGTCGTGGTCGAAGACGCAAACGGTAAGGAACAGAGGGTCATGAAAGTGACCGGACTGTTCCAAGAAGGCGACAAGCCCAATGCCAACTTGCGAACCTACGGCACTAGGGAAGTGCTACGACCAGCCGTTGAGGCTATCCAAAAGGATGTCGACCGCCGCGCCGTTCTTGGCGAGTACGACCATCCATCTGATGCTAAGATCCACCTCGATCGCGTCAGCCACGTGATCACCAAGCTGTGGATCGAAGGCAAGAAAGTCTTTGGCGAAGCAGAAATACTGCACAAGCTGCCGCTAGGCGCCTGCCTGCGCGGCCTGTTTGAGCACAAGGTCGAAGTAGGCATCAGCAGCCGTGGCGTCGGCGACATGGAGATCCAAGAGTCCAACGGAAGAGAATACTATCGAGTGATGCCTGGATATGCTTTCGTCACTTGGGACGCAGTCGCTGAGCCATCAGTTAGCGGTGCTATCCTTAATATCCAGGAATCGTTACAGAAGCGTACTAAGCCTATTCATGAGAATAAGGCTCGCTTTGGCAAGGAAATCTACCAGGCGATGCTGGTGCGCGAAATTAATGATTTTTTCGGTCTGAAATAATCACTGACGAATACGTAGCTTGGTCCTCTTGAGTAAATATACTTAAGAGGACCAAATCATGTTGATGTTACAATTGTCGAAATTAAATCCGAAAAATAAAGACTTAGTAATAGTAGAATGTGAGTCTTGCAAAAAAAGACGTGAGCAGCTATATCTAGTCGCTAAAAGGAAATGCACCCACATTTGCAATAGCTGCAGTCGAAGTAAAAATCCACATAAGACTGGTGAAATGGTAGAATATTGTTGCATTGACTGCGACGCAAGGCAAATGCAAAAGTACCGGCCTTCAAGATTCAAAGATTGGCGTTGCCATCGCTGCGCCATGGTGCAGGGGCACAAGGAAGGCAAGTTCACCGTAGTTCGTAATAGACCGAGTGAAGAGGGAAGGCGCAAAATATCGCAATTAGCGAAGGAAAGATGGATCTCTGCTGATTACAGAGAAAAGTGGTCTAAGACTAGATCGTCTACAATCGAGAAGCGCAGAAAGACATCTAAGGAGATCTGGGCTGATTCCGAAAGACTTTCAAGATTATCAGAATCGATCAGGTCGGTTTGGAACGTTGACAGTTATAGGGAGTTGAAGAGCAAGCAGAGTCAAATGCTCTGGCAGGACGCCGATTATATCGCAAAGCATGCCAGCGGCATGGCTAAAGAAGATGCGAAGCTTAAGATGGCTGATGCTAGGCTGTCACAATTAAACAAGCTCAGTTCAATCCAAACCATGCTATACAAGTATCTTGACGACCTGAAGGTGACTTATATAAAGGAAAGTGAAGAGACTAAAATCGGCTATTATCATTTTGACTGTCTAATTCCAAATGCGTCTAACGGCGGATTGCTAATAGAATGCCAAGGCGACTACTGGCATTCTTTACCACGTACTCAGAGGACTGACAGGGCTAAGTTCACTTTCATCGAAAAGTATCATCCACAATATAGTATCATGTATGTGTGGGAGCACGAATTCTATAGTGCTGGTAGGGTTTTGGATAGAATTAAGACTGCCCTCGGCATCGGAATTCAATCGATCGACTTTAATTTCTCAGAATTATCGATAAGAGAAGTCGATGCAAAACAATTACGCAGTTTTCTGGACTCTTATCACTATATAGGGGCTGGAAGATGGGGCAAAGCGTTTGGTGCTTTCGCTGGCGAAGAACTGATTGGGACTGTAGTTTTTAGCAGTCCTCTTCGCCAGAACATCGCGGCCCAATTTAAGTCCGAAAAATTGCTCGAAATTTCGAGAGTCTGCATACATCCAAATTATCATAAAAGAAATTTCGCATCATGGTTGGTAACCAAGACCATGAAAATGCTCGACAATAATGATTATGTTGCATATGCTGACACAACGGTAGGACATCGTGGAACAATATATAAGGCCCTGGGATTTACATTGCACCATGAAGTTGATGCTGATTATTGGTATGTCGATGGCGACGGCTACGCCATGCATAAAAAAACACTTTACAACCGAGCCACAAAAATGTCGATGACTGAATCTGAATTTGCAGAGCGCAATGGTTATGTGAAAAAATTCGGCGGTAAAAAATTGTGCTTCATCAAATACGCTAGAACAGCTTTCGCATAAATATAAATCATGATAATTGTCGATCTTATCAACAGGGCAATGGTCTTGTCCACGGCCAAGGCGGCAGCGCGGGCCATGGTAGAGTGTCTCTCTCGGTATGACGACATTTCTCTATTCGGGCTTCTTATAGAAGAAGAAGGCGACAAAGAAGTCTTCATTACCGAATTAGAAAAATATTTGCAGTC